CGGCAAGAAGAGGAGTCGTACCGGAGGTATCACTCCCAACGCAGGCCATTTCAAGCGCATGGGCCTCAACGACAAGGACGCCAACAGTATGGCGGCCGGTTGGGGCAAGTTGAAGAACAAGCTGAACGACTCCGACTACGAGTCGTACCAAAAAGCTTTTCGTAAGGAAGCCTCGGCTCTCAAAGAGTTCCTAGAGCCAACTGAGCAGACCAAGGAGGCGGGCGAACTACTCAACCCAAAGAAGGGTATTCGTGGTGCGCTCAATCTGGCTAACTTGCCCGGCGGTATGAATCGTGGGTACTCGCTTACCGGACCTGTGAAGCAGGGTTCAGTCCTCGAGGCCATCGCTCCCACCATCACCCAGACCGACCTTGATCAGTTCCGCGATGTGATGCGGGACGACAATGTCCGCCTGGCCTACGAGAAGAACGCGGCGGCTACCCTCGACTCCCTGAAGCTCCTGCTCGAATGCGAGCCCACCAAGCTCGCTGAGCTCGACACCTTCGTTCGCCCCACGGTGGTACAGCTCAAGCGCCTCGATGACGGGTACGTCGTCAAGATGGCCAACCATCACTACTGGAACCCGCAGGTCGTGAAGCTCGATCGGGGAGAAGCCATCCAACAGCTGGGCGAGAAGATCGTCCTGGCCGCCGACACCGCCGGCGCGGCCACTGTGGCCGAGGGTGCTGATGCTGCCGAAGAGGCTCCGCCTGCAGTTGGGCCTGACTCGGACATGCAGGGCATGGGCCCTGTCACGGAGTTCGGCCTCTACAAGGTGCAGACCGACGATGGTCAGGAGCTCGTGGGGTACGTCATCCCGAACCTGATCGACGTCGACGGAAGCCCCGTTCCCTTGGCGCTGTTTACCAACGGCTCTGTCGCTACGGTTCAGTCGGATATCATGGGTGTACCTGTTCAGGCGGGTGCGTCTGACCTGCCCACCGGCGATGCACCCACAGGTTACGGCGTCTTTGCGGCGCAAGGACCTGAGGGCATGCAGGCGACCATCCCGGTTGAGATCGCCGGCTCCTTCCAAGGCCCTCCAGGTGCAGAGGGTGAACAGGCACAGCCCGGAGGCATGCAGGCCACGACCTTCGACGGTCGGCAGGTCGAGGTCTCCCAGCAGCCCAACATCCAGACCGTGGTCCCGATGGAAGGCAAGATGCTCATCCCCGCGCACTGGCAGTGGGTTCCGCTCAACAAGGCGGAGAGTGTCTCGTTGGTTGGTGGGGAGGACGACGCTCCCAAGGAGGCGAGTGCCCAGAGGCACTTTGCTTCGGTGGAGATTCTCTCTGGCGGAAACACCTTCTCCCTTCGGGGCCCAGCTGTAGAGAAGCTGGCGAATGCGGAGCGTGAGTTCCTAGATGTAGACGACGCGATGTTCCTGCTTGCCGGTCTTGGTGTGGACCAGCAGTACGGCATCCAGAAGCTTGGCGAGGCCACCTCGGTCCGGGCGCCGGTGCAGGTCAAGATCGGCAGAGTCATCAAGACATCTGCGGACCGCAAGAAGGAAGCATCTGCTCAGGCCGCTGAGTACATCTCGAAGCTTCCCAACCTGCGCCGGCCTCTGTTCAAGGAGGCTTCTGTCATCACGGACCCCGCAGCCGTCGACGCTGTTCTATCTCTGGGTTTCATCAGCCCTGAGAACATCTCGTCGTTCATCAGCTATCTGCCTGAGATCGAAGGCGCACAGTCCAAGCTCTGTGAACTTCTTCTGGCTGCAAGGCTTGGGCTCTCGAATGTCGCTGAAGGCGCGCTCGAGAAGTCCGTTCGGTCGGCAGAAGAGGTCCTCGAAGGCTTGAAGTCCCTCGCCTTTGAGGGCGCCGACCAAGCCAACTAGTTGAAATACCTGCTCAAGTAGTACACCTTGCAGGTGTGATACGTCGGTCTCCTTGTGAAAGGTACTTGAAGTACCTCATCACTCATCCGGACGATTACTCCAACGAGGACGTCCAGAAAACAGTCCTGCTTCAACAGCTGGACCACCTGGGTAATGAGTATCTGGACAGGCTGAGAGGCTCTTGTGTCCCTCCCTCCCCGTTCTTTCCGGAGGACCCGCAACACCGAGCCTCCCAGCGGTTTCTGACTGCCGAGCGCCTTGCGACGATCTACGCGCAGGATGAAGTCATGCAGAACGCGACCAAGCTTCTGCACACACCGAAGGCTAAGGAGACCATCGAGACCCTGTGCATAGCTCGAGCTGATGACCCGTGGATAGCGGCGGTGCTGAAGCGCCAGGGTTACTCAGCTACTACAGAGGCCGTAGCGCGATACAGGCTCTACTACTTTGACCTCGAGCTGGTGGATTCCACGGAGTTGAAGATCTTGCTCGAGATGCGCGGGTACTCCCCCGCAACGGAAGACATGTCAGTGCAGACGGCAAACACCCTGCGCGTCAACATGAACAAGTCAGATCCCCGACGGCTGTCGTCTCAGCTGGCGTCGCCGGCGTTAGCCGGCATCATGCATACGATTCGTCTGGGCTTCATACCTTCCAGCGTGGAGCTCGGGAAGGTGGCGGCATCCACAGCCAGTGTGGCCACTCACCAAACGCTGGAGAGTCTCATGCGTAGCTCTCCAGAGCGTGCGCGTGACTTCAGCATCGTGGCTAAAAACATGATGGACATCCTTGCTCAACCAGGGGCCATAGAAGACAGTCTGACAGAAGAGCTTCAGAGCTTGGCTTTGGAGACTGAGGAAACAGATGTCCCTCACATCAAGCAGTTGGGGGACGGGACACACACGGTGGATATACAGCCGCTAAGCATGGGAGAGGTAGATGCTGCAGAAGAACCAGGATCGGAAGGTTGAGCTGACTGGGCCCGAAGGGGCAAACGACGCGATGGGGATGCTCCGCAATCAGTCGCAGAGCATGGGCATCACGGAGGATGCCATTCCGAAGTTCAAGCAGGTCAAGGACTACACCACGTTCAATGCAGAGCACGCCATGATTGGTGGCGACGTGGTAGTTCACTTCTTCCGCCCGAAGGGGGTCAAGGTAGATGACGTCTACTGGAAGGAGACGTTTGCTAATGCGTTGAGCGCAGCAGCGCAAGAACACTTCCAGGCTGGGTACCCTAGGCTCGCTGCTAAGTTCACTGAAGAGGTGGACTCGTGGTGGTTCCGCGCCAGGAACTACGAACACATCCTCGACATCGATCACTACATGGACAAGTTCTACGGTAGGGTCGACGCGCTCATGGATTCTCATCTACCAGGAACTGGATGAGGAACTTCTTGTGAGTGACCTTGCTGATCTTGTGCCCCTGCTCTTCCGCGAACAGACGTATGTAACTAGATACGCTAGCCCGGGACTTGTCGGGCAGTTGGTGGAAAAGCTTGAAGTAAACCCGCGTCCCTCCCTCGACTGGTTGCGTGAGCGTAGGGATGTCCGGCGCTATGTGATCACCAGCCCTGAGAAGAGATGCCTTCAGTTCGTCGACCCAATCCATGGCAGCTGAGGAAGTATACGAGGAAGATGAGTTTGAGCGCGAGCTGAGTGACGAAGAACTCAGGGCAGCTGAGCGCGCAGAGCTAGGGTTCGG